TCCTGGGACCCGACGCGGCCCAGGTCCAGGCCCTGTACCGGCGGTGTGGCCGGGAGGTGGCCGCCAGGGGCGTTCCCCTGGGCATGATCGGGGCGGACGCGGAGTACGGCCCCGCCCGCCTGTCCAGGTGGGATGCCGAGGTGGACCGCCTGGAGGGACCGTCCCGTGTCCTGGTGTTCGGGTGACCCCGCGCCAGGTGATCGTGGACGCCCTGGCCGCGGTGCCAGGCCTCACCGCCAAACCCACCGTGTCCGGGCCGATCAGCGCGGGGGACGCCTGGCCGGTGTGGCGGTCCACCCGGTGGGCCAACCCCGTTCCAGGCGGCCCGCGGTTCGGGGCCTGGTACGTGTTCGTGGCCTTGCCCGCCTCCTCCCCGGACGTGACGGTGGCCGAGGCGGACCCCCTGGTGGAAACCGTGGGGGATGCCCTGATAGCGGCGGGCCTCCGCCTGGTGACCGTCGAACCCTACGCCTGGCCCGTGGCCGAGGCCCAAACCACGCCCGTGATCCGCTACACCGTGGACGATGAGTAACAGGAGGAACCAATGCCCGCCACCGTCGTGAAACTCGGCCCCGGGGAACTGTCCGTTGGGGAGGTGGGGACCCCCGTAGATTTCACCTGTCAGGTGACCGCCGCCCAGGTGGAGTGGTCCGCGGACGTGGGGGACGATACCCAGGTCCTATGTGGGGAAACGGTCCCTGGTGAACGGACCTACTCCAGCGTCCTGACCGGGACCCTGTACCAGGACCTGGGCGTGGTCGGAGGGATCGTGGAATACACCTGGGCACACAAGGGGGAGGAGGTCCCGTTCACGTTCGTGCCCAACACCACGGCCGCCCAACAGGTCACCGGGACCCTCATCCTGGACCCCCTGACGGTGGGCGGGGATGAGGCGGGCGCCAACATGTCCTCCGATTTCGAGTGGGCCATTGTCGGGGAACCGGTCCTGGCCGCCGCCACCGCCGCCAGGGCGGGCGGGGAGTCCCGCAGCCGCAAGGCCGAGGCCGCATGACCGATGGCGCCCCGGTCCACGGTCACAGTCACCCTGGAGGGCGGGGACAACCTGACCCGCACCCTGGAGGGCGCGGCCAGGGACCTGGGGGACCTGTCCCCCGCCCACCGGCGGGCGGCGGACCTGGTGGCCCAGGCGGCCCGCGCCAGGGCGCCCAGGAGGTCCGGCCGCCTGGCGTCAACGATCCAGGGCCGCGGTGATCGGGAGGGCGCCGCCGTCGTGGTGGGCGCCGTTTACGCGGGTGTCCAGGAATACGGGTGGGCCGCCCGCCGCATCCCCGCACAGCCCTACCTGAACCCCGCCGCCGAGGCCACCACTACGGCCTGGACCGGGGAGTACCAGGCCGAGGTCCAGGACATCCTGGGCACGGTCAAAGGAGTGTGATCCCGTGTCCGAGGTCCGCCTACAAACCCCCAACGTCCAGGCCCTGATGGCGGACGGATCGGTGTTGACCGTCCAGGTGTTGAACCCCGACTACCTGAACTGGGACCGGACGGCCGCCAAACACAACTGGGCGTCCATGTCCAAAATCCCGTTCACCTGGTTGACGTTCGTTACCTGGTCCGCCCTCCGCCGGACCGGTCAGGTGTCCTCCTCCTGGGACGATTTTTCGGAGCGGGACTGTATCCAGGTGACCAACACCGCCGGGGAGTCCAACGGGACCAACGGCGCCGCCACCACCACCATGGCCGCCGAACTGGCCAGCCTGGAGTCCCTGATTGGGGCGGACACCCTGGACGGGTCCGGGGAGGCCGAACCGGAAACGGTGGGGCCTACCCCGCCGGGTCCCGTGCCCGGATGATCGTTGAACTGGCCCTGGCCACCCAAACCTCCCCCGCCGCGTGGTGGGGGGAGGATGAGGCCACCCTGGCCACGGCCCTGGACATCCTGGCCATTCAGGCCGCCCGCATGAAAGCCCGCCGGTAGTGGCGGGCCTGGGCGCGGCCGCCGCCGCAACCCTGATCCTGAAAATCGTTTCGGATGTCTCGGACGCCCAAAAGGGCCTGAAAGACACCGCCACCACCGCCCAAAAGGCGGAGGCCTCCATCGGTGGCCTGGCGGTCCCGGCCGCCGCCGCGGGGGCCGCGGTCCTCGGCCTGGGGGTGGTGGCGTCCAACGCCGCGTCCGACGTGGAACAGGCGTTTGGCGCGGTGGAGTCCGTGTTCAAGGGGCACGCCGATACCGTCAAGGCCCTGGCCGAGGCGTCCGCGGAGGCCACCGGCCTGGCCTCCTCCGACTACGCCCAAATGGCCGCCGTCCTGGGCGCCCAGTTGAAAAACATGGGCAAGGACATGAACGAACTGGCCCCGTCCACTGATGCCCTGATCCGCAAGGGCGCGGACCTGGCGGCCACGTTCGGCGGCCCCACCTCGGACGCGGTGAACGCCATTTCCGCCCTCCTCCGCGGGGAGCGGGACCCCATCGAACGGTACGGGGTGTCAATCAAACAGGTGGACATTGACGCCCGCCTGGCGGCCGATGGGATCGCCACCGCCGAAAAGGCCGCCCTGGAAATGTCCAAGGCCCAGGCCGCGGTGGTGGCCGCCCAAAAGGAAGTCAAAAAGGCCCGGGAGGATGGGACCCCCGCCGAACTGGCGGCCGCCAAGGCCCACCTGGCATCCGCCCAGGCCGCCAAGGATCAGGCGGCCGCCCTCACGGGCCTCCCGCCGGAGGCCTACAAGGCGGCCGTGGCCAACACCACCCTGGCCCTCCTGACCGAACAGACGACCGACGCCCAGGGCGCTTTTGCGCGTGAGACTGACACCGCCGCCCACGCCCAACAGGTGGCCGGGGCCGAAATGGAAAACGCGGCCGCCGCCATCGGCCAATCCCTCCTCCCGGCCGTGGTTGCGATCAGTGGCGCCATGTCCGCGTTTTCCAAGTTCGCCGTGGAAAACAAAGGGGTGGTGTTGGCCCTGGGGGTGGCCATCGGGGTGGTGGCGGCCGCGGTCCTGGCAATCAACGTGGCGTTCAAGTTGTACCGAACGGCGGTCATGGCCGCCCAGGCCGCCCAGTGGTTGTTGAACGCCGCCCAGTCGGCCAACCCCCTGGGGATAATCCTGATCGCGGTCCTGGCCCTGGTGGCCGGGATCGTCCTCCTGTGGCACAACTCCGAGACGTTCCGGACGGTGGTTACCACCGTGTTCAACGCGGTGTTGGCGGTGATCAAAACGGTGGTGGCCTGGATCACCACCGCGTTCAACACCCTGGCGGGCATCCTGTCCAAACCGTTCAACGCCTGGTTGTCCGTGGTCAAAAGCGTGATCGGGACAATCCAGGGCCTGTTCAACGGCCTGATGGGTGTTATCAACCACCTCCTGGGGATCATCGGGGACCTGGGCAAAAAGGTATCCAGCGTCCTGTCCAACATCCCCAAACTCCCGTTCAGCCTGGCCGCCCCGCCACCGGCCGCCGCCGCCGTAGCCGCGCCCACCGTCCGCGGCCTGGCGCCCCTGTCGGCCGTCCCCACCGGCGGCGGCCGGGGCCAAACGAACGTCACCATGGTGTTGGACCGGGAGGTGTTCGGGCGGGTCATGATTGACAGCCTCCGCCGTTACGACCGCCGGAACGGGGCGCCCCAGGTCCTACCCCGGTGGTCCTGACCGCCGATCCGCCGGGGACGGCCGCGCCCCTGGCCGATCCCCGAACAACCACCGTCCGCCTCCGGTCCCGCTACGTCATGGCCCGGGACGCCACTGTGACGGTGGCAATCTACGTGGGGGAACCGCCCCAACTCCTGGACGGATGCGTGGTGGAGGAGGTGGCCTGGTCCTGGGCGTCCACCGCGGACAACGGGGTGGTGACCGTGGCCGACGCGGGCGGCGGGACCCTCACCCTGTACGATCCCGCCCGCCGGTTTGACCCGGCCAACGATCAGGCCACCGACCCCCTCACCAAGATTGGAACCAGGGTCCAGGTGGTGGTGGCGGGCGCCCCCGCGTTCACGGGGCGCGTGGACGATGTGGGCCACGACCTGACCACCGCCAAGGTGGCCCTGGTAGACGAGGTGGCCGCCCTGGCCACGATCCAGTTTGTGGAAACGTCCGTGCCCTCCGAGTCCGCCGCCGCCAGGATCGGGCGCATCCTGGACCTGGCGGCCTGGCCCGCCGCCCGCCGGGACATCCACGCGGGTGGGGTCACCCTCCAGGCGGGCACGGTGGCGGCCGATGCGTGGTCCGAACTGGTGGAGGTCAACCGGAACGAACTGGGCGCCCTGTGGATCACCCCGGCGGGGAACGTGGCCTGGCGCCCCCGGTCCGAGGCCTGGGCCTACGGCCAGGCGGTCCAAATGACGGTGGGGTGTCCGCCCTCGGACGTGCCCCTGGTGGCCCTGGCCACCCGCGGGGATCAGTCGGACCTGGTGAACGTCCTGGTGGCCTCCCGCCGATCCGGGACCGCCCGGACCGTCACGGACACCGCCTCCCTGGCCACCTACGGCCGCCACTCCCACAACCAGTTGGACCTGGAACTGTCCACCGACGTGTTCCGGGACGCCTGGCAAGATTTCTACCTCCGCCGCCAGGCGGCCCCGGTCCGGGGTGTGGGCGGGTTTGCGTCCCGGCCCGGGGCGGCCGCCATTGCCAAGGCCCTGGCCCTCCCGTTTGGCGCCCTGGTCCAGGTCAAAGACGAGGGCCACGGGCCGCCGATTGACCGGCCCGCCCGCCTGGTGGGGGCCAGGTGGAAGATTGACCCGGGCCTGGTGGAGTGGGTGGCGGTCACCGGGGAGGACGCGTCAATCAAACCGGTGGCCCGGACCCTCCGGATTGACACCCCGGCCGAGTGGCAAACCTACGCCCGCCAGTCCTGGAACGGGGCGGGCACGGTGAACGGATCGTTTGAACAGGACCTGTCCGGGTGGAACCCCAACGGGGCGTCCAGCGTGACGACCCCGGCGGCCGATGCCGTCCACGGCACAAAGGCCCTCCGGGTGGTGGGTGGCGTTGCGGGCCTGTCCAATACGGGCGTCACCGCCTCGGCCCTCATCCCGGTAATCCCTGGAACCATCGTCCGCCTCCGGGCCTACGCCAAACGCCTGGGCGGTACCAAACCCGCCAACGTGACGTGCCACACCTATGACCTGGCCGGGGCCATCGTCGGTTATCACGTGATCAACAACGCCTGGACCGATGCGGGCGGCTACTACAAAGACGCGTTCTACCAGGTCCCCGCGGGGATTGGGTACGTCCAGCCGGTGGCGTTTATCAACGATGCGACCACCACCGCCGCCGACGTGTGGGCGTTCGATGACCTCACCCTGATGGCCGGAAACGCCGCCTACGCGGAACCTGGCGTGGTGCCCCTCACCTGGCCCGCCGCCTGATGGCTACGCGAAACTTCAACGCCAACAAGTCCTCCCTGTTTGCCAAAACCGGGTCCAGTGAACTGGGCGGCGGCCAGGACAAACACCTACCGGTGGGCGGGTCCTGGAACGGCTACACGTTTAGGTCCGCGGTCCGGTTTGCCACCGACTGGTCCGGGATGAAAACCATTCAGTCCGCGGTCCTGTGGATGAAAACCTCCTCCGCGGTCCACCTGGCGTTTTCGTCGGACCCGGACATATACGTGGCCCGGGCCACCTCCGACTGGACCGCCAACAACTCCTCCTCCTCCGCGGACGGTGGCGGCGGGTGGTCCACCGCCGCCACGAACTACCCCGGGCCGTCCCTGACCACCACGGGCCAGGTCAACAAGGATGTATCCACCGCGGAACAAACCTGGATCAGCGTGGACATTTCAACCATCGTCCGGGCCTGGGCGCCCACGTCGGTGGAGGGCGGCGGCGGGGCGGCCAACTACGGGGTGGTCCTGTACGGGGTGGCGTCGGGGGACCTCACCGAGTTCAACTCCTACGAGTCCACCGTGCCCCCCTACATCGTGGTGACCTACGCCACCGACACCGCGCCGGTGGCCACCATGACCGGCCCCACGGGGGTCCAGGGCACCCGCCCGACTCTGGCCGGGACGGCCGTGGACGCGGAGGGGGACCCGATCACCAATGTCCACGTGGAGGTGTCCCAGGGCGCCACCGTGGTGTACCAGGCGGACCTGGGCGCGGTGGCTTCCCCCTGGTCCCACGTCCCCACCGCGGACCTCCCGGGTGGCGCCCTGACCGTCCGGGCCGTGGCCGGGGCGGGTGGCCTGACCGGGGCCTACTCCGCCGCCCTGGCGTTCACGGTGGACCGCCCGCCCGTCGTGGGCGCGTTCACCTCCCCGCCCGCGTCCGGGTCCAACCGGCGGCCCCCGATCACGTTTGGGACCTCGGACCCGGACGGGAACGCCACCACCGCCTGGGACCTCCAGGTGTACGCCACCTCGGGCGGGGTGGCCGCCGGGTCCCCGGTCTACCAGGCCCTGGCCCAAACGTCCGGGATCAGCGCGGGCCAGGTCACCCACACCCCCACCGCGGACCTCCCGGGTGGCGCCCTGGTGGTCCGCGCCAGGGTCCAGTCCGGACCAGGCGCCCTGTGGTCCGCCTGGTCCGCCGATTACCCATTTGTGGTGGCCCTCACCACCCCGTCCGTCACCTACCTGGTCCCCGCGTCCGTGGGCGGTTACGTCACCCCGGACGGGACGTTCAGCGACCTGGCCACCGCGTTTAGCAAAATCACCCACGCCCACACGGCGGACCTCCGCCCGCCCGCGGGCCAAACTTTGACCCGAATGCGTATTTGGGTGGGGTACACCGCCGCGGACCCATCGGTGGCGGGCCAGGGGACCCTGGTGTGGGACGCGGCCCCGACCCCGGCGGGCCAACAGGCCGGGTGGGGATCGGAACTAGGCGCCTCCGGGTCCGTCGTGTTCGCCACCGCCTTTGAGGCCACCGCCTCCGGTGGCGGGGTAACCAAGGCCTGGCGGTGGGGAAAATGCTCCCTGGTGGAGTGGATCGGGCGCGTCCGCCTGGGGGATCAGGTCACCGCCCTGACGGCCACCCCGGACCAAATGGGCGCGGGCCTCCTGGCGGGGTGGATCAGGGCCGAAAACCTGGCCGGGGCGGGCCTGGCGGCCTGGCGGGCAACGCCCCCCACCCCGGCCGCCATCCTCCCCGAACTCCCCGCCGCGGAGGCATGGTTGGGCCTCCGGAACCGCTACGCCTGGAACGCCCCGGACGTGGACCTTTTGGCCGGTACGGGATCGTTTGAGGACCCCGCCCTGACGGGGTGGGCCACCTCCGGCCAGGTGTCTAGCCAGGCCGGTATTGCCAACTCCCCGCCCACCCACGGCGGCCGCATCCTCCGGATCACCGGGGACGGGGTAACCGCCTATCCCCCAGCCAGCCGGTGGGTCCAGGTGTTCCCAGGCGCCACATACACCCTGTCCGGGTCCCTGATGACCGCGGGGGTGGCGGGGGAAATGGATGTGCGCTGCGATGCCCACTCCACCCCAGGGGTGGAGGTCCAATCGTTCCTCATGCGCCTCATGACCTCGGGCGGCGGCCAGGTGGTGTGGTCCACCCAAACCTCCACCGCCAAAATCCCCGCCGGGTGTTACTGGTTGTTGGTCCTGATCTACATTGCGGCCGCCCCGGCCGCGGCCGGAGTGGATGGCCGGTGGGACAACATCCAGGTGGTTGGACCCAAACCCCTGGGCGGCCTGGATCGGTGGGACCTGGCCTGGACCTCCCTGGGATGAGGCGCCTATGGGACCTGGCCGCCCTGTTTGGCGCCCTGGTCCTGTTCGGGGCCGTCCTGGTGACCCCGGGTGTTCCCCCGGAGGCCCGGTTCGGGGCCGCCCTGGGGATCATTGCGGGCGCCCTGATCCTGGCCCGATTTGGCACGAACACCAGGAGGTGAAAACCAATGTCGATTGACCCGGTATACGTTCCAACCCCGATCACCCAACGGGACGGGTCCAGCCTGGCCAACTCCAACTGTCGGATGGCGTCGATTGCCACCGGCCTGGACTACGACACCCGGGGGGCCAAAAAGTCCACCGGGTCCAAAATGCGGTCCTACACCTCGGACCAGTCCGGCGGGACCGGATCGGATGACGCCAAACAGGCCTGGTCCAACGGCTACTCCGAGGCCCTGACGATCCGGGACGGCTACACGTTCGACAACGCCAAACAGGACCTGGCCTCCGGGGCGGCGGTGCACCTGGACGTGTGGCACGCCACCTGTGGCGGGCCGTGCCTGTCCGGATCAGGCGCCTACGGCCACACGATGTTTGTCCTCCCCGATCAGCACTCGGACGGCCGCTGGAAAGTGGCGGACCCCTGGTGTTCACCGGCCAAATGGTCCTGGTGGTCCGAGTCCAAACTACGGGCCGGGGCGGAGGAGTGGGGCCGCCGGGTGTATGGCGCCGCCGCCCTGGAGGCCGACTACCCCGCCGACTCCAGCGGCCCCAGGGACCCCCGGGTGTTGGCCATCGTGGCCCGGGTGGCCCGCCGCATGATGTCCCTGTCCTACCCCGGCCACGAAACCACCATGCCCAACCCGCCACCCGCCGACACCGGCGGGGGCCAGGCCATCCTGTTCACCCGGACCGCCGCCCTGGGCGTAGCCGGATCAGGAGGAGGAGGAACCACCGTGGGGATCAACTGGAACCCGTCCCGCTGGACGCTCACAAAGGACGTGCCGGTGTACCTGGACACGTCCGGGTCCCAAAAGGTCACCACCGCCAAGGCCGGAACGGTGGTCACCGCCTTTGGCGTCAAGGCGGCCATAGATGACAACGGCCTGGACTCCTCCTGGCGGGCCATCCTGGTGTCCACCGGCGGCCTGATCCCGGGGGACTCGGCCATGCAACGGGCCATCCTGTGGTGCAAGGCGGCCGACATGCCCGACGACTCCACCAGTACCAACCAGGCCTGGGACGACTCGATTTGGAACCTGGCCGGGACCCCGGAGGGCCGTTTCCCCTGTCCGGCGGCCCCGCCCTGTCCGGAGTGTCCGGACCAGGCCGAGGTCATCGCCGCCCGGGATGAGGAGTGGGAGGAGTGGGTGTTGAACGGCGCCCCGTCCGACGCCACCCCGGCCACCGCGGGGAAACCCACCCCGTAGGACGGCCCAGGACGGCCGCCGGACACGAAACGGCCCACCCGGGTGGGTGGGCCGTGGATCGGGCGCCTGGGGCCGTCCTGGGCGCCCTGGGAGCGAAAGATAATCACCGCCCGCGGCGGCCGCCCTGGATCAGGCTATCGAGCGGGTCCCGG